TGTAACAAAAGCCATCAGCTTATCAAAGCGAGGCTTTGGACAATGATAATCCTCAAAGTTTCCTGTGATGCAGATACCAATACTGTGTGAGTTATGGTTGAGAGTATGAGCGCCACGTTTATTTATGGGCCTACCTTCTCCAACACTACCATCTTCCAAGACAACATAGTGATAACCTATACCTCTCCAACCACGAGCCTTGTGCCACTTGTCAATCTGATCGACAGTAGTAGACACCGGACTCGCACTATGGTGTATGATAATCTTATCAATCTTACGTTTACCTCTCGGCATGTAAATCCTCGCCAATGTCAGCAGCAAGCACACCCAAAACTTCAAGCAAGTCTTTTACAAGTTCTTCCTTTTCTTTGTGTGTGAATCCACCTTGTGCATAGTTCACAAGTTTTCCAATCAATGCAAAGATTTGTATCCAGCTTGCAGGAGTTATATCTATCTTTGGCATTAGTATGCCTTGTAGTTATAGCCACGAAACTTGACCGATGGTTTTTTCATCCCACCTTTTCGTACCTTAGTCCCACTGTATGCTTTCTTTGCTTTGGTCTTTTTGTTTTTACCGTACATGTTTCCTCCATTGTTACAACCACAACTCATATTATCTCCTTGTCTTCTTCTTTGCACCAGGTCTTTTTGTTTTCTTTCCACCAGGCCATAAATCTTTACAAGCCCAATACCCTGCTGTTGTAGGATCTTTTTTCGATGAACATTTATGTCGCGCACGAAATGATGATTTTGCACTATCAGAATAGTTATGCTCGTATCCTTTTGCACCGTACTTTACCAATGCCTGTCGGCCTGACTTGCATCCGAGTACAACCTTCTTCTTCTTTCCATAACCTGCTTCGCCTTTGCGTAATGCTCTTGGACGATTGCACTTCATGTTCTTTTTATTTATCTGCTTGGGCATCCTTAATATCTCTCACGTCTCTTGATATATCATCTAACTTATCTGACAACTTTTCCATGTGGTCTTGATACATTACTCTATCACTATCACACCTTTGCATCATAACATTTATTTGATCCACATATAGCTGAGAAATGTACCAAAGTGCAGCACACGCTATAGTCAAGGCGCCACCTTGACCGAGGATATGTCTTAACCATTCTTCTTTTGTCATGTTACCTCCAAAAAAAATGCCTCCCCTAGTATGCTAGGGGAGGACTACAGAACTAACTGTTATGCCATGTAACGAGCTACATAGTAATCAGCAGCAGCAGGAGCAGTACCGAATGTTACGGTTGTTGTTCCACCTGATGTGACTACTGTGTATTCATCAACTCCGGATGGATTTGATTGTACTTGTTTAAGATATACACCGTTACGATAAATGTCTACTCCAGTTTCCCAACCAGTTGCAACAGCCTGGCTTAAAGCAAACGCAGTAAGGACACCGTTTGTAGCAAAGTCATCAAGCTGAGGAGCAAAGGAAACCTTGACTTCAGTTACAGCAGCATTGGCTACCTGAAGTGTGTCGATTCCACCATCAGATACCTTAAGACCATTAGCTCCCACTGTAAGAGTAGATCCGGAAAGATCAATAGTCAAGTCAGATACAGCAGCAGAACCATTGTATGAGGTCATGGACAAACCATTTCCTGCACTCAAAGCATTAAGATTCGCACCAAGAGCAACACCTGAGATAGTAGAGTTGGCCAGCTTTGCATTTCCAATAGCGGAATCAGCAATGTATATACCATCTGCATCTTTGGTAAAAGTACCACCGGATTCGCTTTTAAGTTTAAGATCAAGCTTTCCACTGGTGAACTGCATACCAGGATTTGTAGCAAGATCCACTGAGATTACATCAGGATCGCCAGATGAATCAATAGCAATACCATCACCACCTGAAAATGAATCAGGTACTTGAGCATCAACATAAGTTTTGATTGCTGCTGCGGATGCAAGTTTAGATGCACTACCGACAAGGGTAGTCTCAATGTCTGAAGAGTTAATCTTTGCATAAGATACTGCACCATCAAGTAGTTTGTCTACGTTAATGATCGAATCTATAAGCTGATTTCTTACGAGTTGAATAGCCATGTTAGTCTCCTATAAAGGCTGATACACTGCGACCAACGTGGTGCCAATCTCAGGTATAAATGTTGTTGTTAATGTCCGAGCATCGACAACAGTGATTTCCACCCCTGTTCTTTGTCTCACTCCATTGTAATATATCACCAACGTATCCATATTAAAGGCTAATGGAGTCACGAAAGTCTGTGTAACACCATTGATTTGTGTACTGAGGTCTGACTCTACACTACCTGTACCAAAGGCTCCACTTGATGTACCAAACGCATCTACATTACTGGGTATTGCAGACATTATACTCTCCAGGTAATCTTGACTTCACGAACATTAAATGTTCCTGTGTCTGTCTTGACCCATACTTTTGCAGGCCAAGTATCTGCGACTTCGATCTCAATCTTTATGACTGAGCTAGTCATTGTATCTGTTGTGATACCAGTAGAGAATCCTACTTGCGTATCTCCAATGATACACCTGTCTCCTTCTGCATCTTCTGTAACACGCACAGTTAAACTGTTGGCTGAACTCAAACTATCACCATAAATCCACAACGCAGATAACGTACCGGACAGAGTAGGATACGAACGATACCCTCTAGATGTAGGAGTAAGGTCAAAGCCAATAAAACTAGTCCCCACTTCCGTATCAAAAGATTCTAATAGTTTGTAATGTTCCATCTACTTCTCTTGTTGGGTACGTTCTTCTATATCTTTAATCTCTGATAATGTATTTCTCAACAACCTTTCCATCATAACATTTTTCTTTGTAGCCTTTACAGGAGTCAACAAGCCAAACATATACAACCCATATGCAAAGTCACGATACACATCGAGGTCTTGTTTATTAAGTGACTTCAAGTACACAGACTCGGTCGGTATTGATACTTCCCCTTCTCCTGTAGGACTAGGCATTGTCATATCTTCTGCCGCAAACATTGATGCACGCAACATTTCTTTATTCATTCTTGTCATTGCAGCTGGAGCAATACCTGATCTTGATGCTACTTCCGAAAAAGCTGTTAGTCCAATAGCACGATGTAATAAATAATTTAAATATCCCGACATTCCTTTTTTTGTTCTTGCAAAAGAATAATACTTTCCTGTGCTGCTCAAAGGTCTGCCAGGTGTAGGATCTCTTGGAGCAAGGTTGTAAAGTTTTATTACTTCTTCAAGATTACCATTCTTTTCTGCTTGATTTATAAGCTCAGAAGGAAATGGTATGGGCCTACCACTTTGATGGGCACGATAACCTTCTACAATAAGACCCAAAAAAGGATTTCCTTGTGATGCAATAAATGCAGATTTAGATGTAGAATATATCATTGCATCACTTACTGCACGTAACAAACGTTCCTCTGTTTGTCTCTCTTCATTTGTTAAAGATTTAATAGAACCCGCCATAACTAAGAATGATGAACTCATTAACTCAAACATTGATATAGAAGGATTTACTGGACCACCAGCATAATAATCTGTACCTTCTGTGGACTCTGTAAAAATATTAAAGATTCTTGAATCTTGTTGTACTTGCATTGCACGATCTTCTGTTTCAGTATTTAATCTTGCTTGAACCTTAAGCAATCCTAATGATGGATTAGCAACATCACTTAAAATAGAACGATACATCGCATTGATTGTTTCAACACCCATTGTACGCATAAACGAATAAAAGTATATGTATTTAGATACATGTCTTTTTTCAAAACCAGTCAATGAACCATAATCTAACATTGAACGTCTAGCTTTTTCAGAAGCCTGGAGAATGTTTTCACCATCTTTAAGAGATTCAAAAAATATATATCTTCTCATTTCTGTGTCTTGTATTTTATTAAACTCAGCCCAAAAGTTTTTACCTGATGGAGAAAGATTATCAATAACTTTTTTTGCAAAGTTTTTAGTGTGACCAAAACCATAACGAGCTACTCCATCAGGAGTTAGTTGTGAATCTATTAAAAATCTAGTCCATTCTGTATCCATAAAATCTGCATCTGATCTTGAAAATGAGACTCCATTCTTTATCATTGATTCTCTAATCTCTCCTGCTGTAAAATCACGAATAGCACCATCAGATTGTCGTATTATTACTTCATCAGCTGGAGCTACCATTACTTTATTTGAATCTATAAAACCTGTAAAAGACTTTCTTCCAAGCCCACGAATAACTTTTCTTGCTACTGGGCCTGTAAATATACCCATACTTCCAGATAAAGCAACAAACTTCGCAGCAGTTCTTACTTTCATCTTACCGGACCCAAGAGCAGCAAAATATAAATATGCAGCAGTAACTCTGTTTGTGCCAAAAAACTTTAATGATGGATCAAAGTAGGCGCCACCTAACATTCTTGCAATACTCCAACGTCTTACACTTGAAAAAAAGTCTTTGAAAAAATATTTTATATATGAAGATGTTGGGTTTTTTGCTGCTGCAAACTGTTCTTGCAAACTAGTAAGAAATCTTTTTGTTTTCAGCTCTGAGTGAGAAATCATATCAAGGACTTTTGTTATCTGTTCTTGATTTGATTCTCCAAAAATAACACCAATATTTTTTTGGCCTATGTATTCAATACGTGGTTGCATATTTTTTATATTATTCAACATTACTTCATTGCTGACACCATAACGAGTCATATAATCTGACACACTTTGCATCTGTTGAGTAAACAATCCATCTGTTACTCCATCAGACCGTAAAGTAAGATTGTTTAAGTATTGTTGACGCATTGAAACAAGTATTCCTTCTCCTGAAAATAAATCTTTTTCTAACATATTTACAATCTTTTGTTGTTCTGTTGTCAATCCTGTTTCACTAAACTTCGTGCGTATTTCATTCAGTATTTTACGTGATTGTTTTTCTACCTTTTCAAAAGTTTTACTAGTTAATACTCCTTTGTCATAAAGATTTACAACAAAATCATTTACATCATTTAATACAGGACTTTCATTCTCTATCATTTTTGATAGATACTTATTAAAAAACGATTTTTGTATTTCTCTACTACTGTTTCTCCAAATGTCTACCGCCATTCCATCAAACAATGTTTCTCTTATTTGATGAATCCACAGTTCAAGTGTTTCCCCAGGTAGCAAACCTTTATTCTTCGCTATTTGTGCTGTATTCTTTAACCTTACTACCAGCTCTTCTGCGATTTCTTTTGTAGATTCTAAGCCCAATGTAGCTGATTGACTTCGTTCAAGATTAACAAACATGTCAGGAGAACGAGCAATAAAATCATCAATCTGCAATGCCATGTTTTCTGTTCTTTGTATTTGAAACATTTTTTCTGCCAAAGGAACAACATAATCTTCTTCCCCTGGCAACAGAAGAAGTTTCTTCTGTTGCAAACCGTAGTTTCTCATAGCAGGATTAAGTTTTCGAAGTTCTTCAATAACTTCTTTATAGTTATCTAGAGTTAAAGGTTTAATATTGTTTGGTTTCCAATAAGGTGCTTTTTTATCTATACGAATCAAGTCATATATATTATCTTTCCAACGAGCAGGAATGTCTTTTACATTGGGAGGAAGTTTGAAAAAACCTTCTACAACACTTTTCCATGTGCTTGCTCTATATATCTGTTCGGATACTACCTCCATGTTTTTTTCAAGGAAGTCTATTTGTTTTACAAAATCCTCATACTTAATATTTTTTAGATCTATGTCCATCTGTTTTGTTAAAAAATCTGTAACATTATCTCGGCCATACTTATCGGACAACTGCAAAAGTTTTCTGTTTACTGCAACACGCTCACTCTTTGTTTCTGCTTGTGCAACTTTTTTATCAATCACTTGATCTATACGTTGTTGTAAAGACGCAATCTTTTCATTAGTTTTATTTTGTATTTTTTCAATCTTAGGAAGAGTTTTTATATTGTTCAAACTATTTTTTATTGCTTGTTCTTCTATTTGTGTTGCTTCATTTAATAACTTTCTTGCTGCTTCATATTGATTTTTATGTAACGCTATATCTTTATCATATTGTTTTTTTAATGCTTTACGTTCTCTTGCATATGCAAAACGTCTTTTTGTTTGTGTTCCTTTCTTTGTGTATGTAGTAGATACAGTACTTTGTTTTGTCTTTAATGATGTTTCTTTATCCGTATATTTTTTTACGATTCTTTGTAAATCTTTTTTATACGTTTTTTCTAAAATCTTTTCTGAACGTACAACTTTACGTATGTAGTTATCAAACAATCTTACAGATTCATCATTTGCTTTTGTATCAATGATTTTTTGACGATCAGCTTGTAACTTTTCAAGACGAGGTTGGTATATAGATTGATAATCCACATCACCTGAAAACTCACTGCGAGCAGTAGGAGCAATGTCCATATCATCCTGTACTCTCTGAGTGTTCTGTATTCTTGATTGCTGTTGTATTTCTATGTCTTTGCGTATATAAGATTCCAATGTATCGTCAAAGTTCTTTACAGAATCAGGATGACCTGGACTACTAATCCTAGCTAATACTTCATCTTTGGCAGAGTTATGAGCGCGTACAATAGATTCTTCAAACTGTCTAAACATTGGAGGAGCATCATCGGACAACTTAAAAAACTCAGATATTTTTCCGGCACCTCTAGTGATTGTACCACCTTTAGTAAACATTAAACGCACAGCATTTACAATACTTTTCATCATAATGACAGACGAAGTAGGTGCTTGGCCTGACTTGACTAAGGTTTGCCTCAATGCTCCTGAAGGTATATCAGCCATTTGTGATGTAAATGTACCTGTCTTTAAACGTACACCATCCAATATATTTAAAGCCAGCTCTCCTTCTATTGTATCTGTCAATAGTTGTTTTTCCATATATGTAAAAGCAACAACTTCATCTTTGGCAAGTTTATTTAGTTTTACTTGCAGTTTACCAGGTAATGTAAAACCTGTTCGTCTTTGAAATAACTTTATTCTTCTTCCAGCTTCTGAAGTAAAGTTCCCTCCCTTAGACTCCATATAAAATCTTCGTTCAGCATTAAGCTTATTTTTTAAAGATTTATCTATATAGTTTTTATATGGAACAGCAACTGTCCTATTTACATAAATAAAATCATCTGCAATATTTTTTAAAAAGTTATCTCGCATCACATCTGACACAGCATTTCGTGTAGCAGAATAAATATCACTAGGTTTAAAAGAAAGATCGTTTACTTTCCAAACTCCCTTTTGTTGGAGAGAATCAAAAACTTTTCCCAAACGAATAATCTCATCAGGAATCAAAGGCTTTGTTCTTTGTTTTGTCAACAACTCATATCCTTCATTCCAAAGTTTCATAGCATCATCAGGAACACGTCCTTCCAAACGAGCATCATGCCAAAATCTTAAATCCTCCATTTTTGTTTTATTGACTGAACGATTGACTATATCTACATCACGAAGAGGTTTCTGTCCTCTTGTCAAGTTTGCTTCTACATCGTCTGCAACTTGTTTTGTTCTACGCAATACAACTCTTTCATTCTTTCCTGTGACTGCTGCACCATCAAAAACTTCGTCCATTTTCTGTATACCAGATTGCAACTCTTCAGGTGTAATAGATTTCTTTTTGCCAAACAAACCTCGAACATAACCACTGTTGGGATTCGTAGACATTTCAGGACGTATGGCTTCATCTATACTAGAGCGAGCAGCCTTACCAAGAGCGATTGCTTCCTTATGGCTACCGTATATGTCTCCAATCGTTTCTGCTGCTTTCTTACGCAATGTGGGGCGATTTATAGTGCCACCATTTTTAGCAATCTGTTTCTCTATATCTGCTGCTTTTAAGTTTTCATCTACACTACGT